CGACAGGTTCGCCTCGATGATCGCTGCGGCACGGGTTGTGGCATCGGCTCGCTCCTTATCCGACGCCGCCTGCTGCCTCGCCGCCTCCGCAGCCGCCCCGGTGGCTTGTGCCTTCTGTCGGCTGTACGTCTCCTCGCTGATCGCTCCGAGGTCGAGCAGTTCCTTGAGCCGCTCCAACTGGGCCGCCCGCTTCTCCTCCTCGGTGCGGCTCTGCTCGGTGATCTTCGCCCCCTCGCGGAACGATTCGGCGGTCGCGTCCGCAGCGTCGGCGATGTTCTTGAACTCGGCCGCGAACTGCTCGCCGTCGATCTTGCCGGTGCGGAGTGCGGACTGCAAGAAAGCGAGGTCGGTGGCGAACTGCTGCTGCGCCCGCGCGGCCCCTTCGGTCGCGCCGCCAAAGGTCTTGAAAACCTCCGTGACCTTAGCCGCCTCGGTGTCGAGTTGCTTGAGGGCACGCTCGACGGGCGTGAGCTTCTGCTGGACGCCCGTGGCGTCCGCAGAAATCCGCATCGCGAGTCCGAGTACGGTTGCCATCAGTCGAGTCCAAGTTGCTTGCGGAGGTCGAGGATGACTTCGCGTGCCTGCGTCTGGTGCTGCGGGGGCGTTTCTACGGGGTTGAAATCAGCGGCTCGCGGTGCCTTTCCTCGCTCGCAGTACGGGGCCATGATCGCCGAAGTCAGCAGCCCGGTTTCCGCCCACGAGTCAGGGATCGCTTGGAAGTACCTCGTGTATGCCAGCCATTCGGCAAACTCCTGCGTCGTCATCCGACGCGAGAGTTCGCCGACCGTCATGCCGAGATGCCCCGCCAAGCGAAACAGAAACCGTCTCGCAGGGCGGATGTTCAGTTTTTTGCCAACTCCTCCACATCGGCTTCGGACATCGCGTTGTGCCCCATCGCCTTGTCGAACAGCGTCGAGACGACGCGGGCCGACTTGCCAGCGAGCTTCTCGACCTGCTCGTCGGTGAACAGCCGCTCGCCGCTCTCAGGGTGGCAGAGGCAGCGGGCGAGGAACTTCGTGCGGAAGTTGTCGATGCCCGTCTCCCGCTTGCCGATCCACTCGCGCTCGTAGGCGTCTCGCTCGCCAACCGTCATCACGCGGATGCCGAGCGTCATCGGCTTGCCGTCGCTGCCGGGCCATTCGCCGACCGACACCTTGAGGATGCCGAGGTCGTCAGCCGCCATGATCTGCGCCGCAAGTTCTGCTGCCGTCAGTGCCATCTGCTACTCCATCACGATTTTGAAAGTGCCGACGTACCGCGTGACATCGTTCACGGTTCCGGTCGCACGCAGCGTCTGACAGATGGCCTTGGTGGTCATCGTCAGCCCGCCGCCCGTGATGGCGAGCGTGGCCTTCTGGCCGTACTGGCTCACCGTCAACTGGGCCGTGGACAGGGACGTTATCTCTATAGTCCCTGCGTCAAGCGTCCACGTACTTGCGCGAGCCTGCGGCAGTTCGCCGCCGCGCGTGTGGTCAATCTTCGTGACCTCGTCGAACGACACGCCGTTCCACGTGGCCGAAACGCCCTCGCAGTAGGTCGGCATGACGGGCCTCCGTCACGACGACTAGACGCGGGCGATTCGGACGGTGGCCTGACCCCGGATCGCGTCGTTGGTCGCCAGCGTCAGCGTGCTGGAGTTCACGGTGTACGCCACGCCGTTGAGGAGCGTGGTGCCGCCCGTGATGATGGTGCAGGTGCCGGTCGAGGCGTCCGCGATGATCGACTTGCCGAGGTAGTCGAACTGCACCTGACGCCCGGTGTCGGTCGCCGAGCCTTGGAGCGGCCGGTCGATGGTGCGGATCGACGCGCCGGTGGTCAGCCCGAGGTGCGAAACGTCGATCTTTTCCTGATCGGCCGTGGGGTCGGTGAAGGTGACGACGATGTTCGTGACGGTGTAGAGCGTCGCGCCGAGGCGGAGGCTCGTGCCGGCACCATCATGAGGAGTGTCGGACATCTGATTCGGCTCCTGTTATTCGGACCACATCACGGAGAACGTCATCGTCACGCTGTAGACGAACGGCAGGTCGCCGCCCGTCAACTGGATGAACCCGTCGGACTCGTTGTCGAGGCTGACGTTCTTCACTACAGCCGAGTCTGCCGGTGTCCCCCCATAGCCATCCAGAGCGAGGCGGATGCGGTCAGCCAAGTCCCTTACTGCCTCGTAGGTCTCGGCGTATGCCTCGATGGTCAGCGTGACGGTCGGCATCCCCATCGGGCCGGAAAGCGTTTGCTGCCGCTGCACGGCGGATCGCCGCCACGTGACGAACGGCAACGCCGCTGCCGCTGGTGCGATCACCGGGTAGACACGCTGGCCGACGAGGGTGGCGACGGCGGGGTCGGACACGAGAACCGTGGCGAGCCCCTGCTCTGGACTCTTGAGCGGCATACTGCACTATGCCGTACCGCCCGGCACCCCTTGCAGCGTCAGAGCGTGTCGGTGCCGCTGACCGTCCCCGCGTCCCGGTACCGCAGAGCGGCCCACGCCTGCTCGATGGTGACCTTGAGTTCCCGCTCCATGATCGCGGCGATCTCGCCCCGCGTGTCCTCAAACGCCGACCTCAGCGGCGGGCGGCCTTGGCTCCCGCCGGGCGTCACGCCCGCGAGGACGATGGGCGTTTTCGACTTGCGAAAAAACGCCCTCGGGTAGCCGGGGTCAGTCTCGACGCGACCATCGCGGCCAATGCTTTTCTTGATCGTGAACGGGCCGAGCTTGTTGAACGACGAGGCGATGTACGTCTCGGTCTGCTCCTCGACCATGTGCAGGACGCCCTTGCCCTGCACCGTCTCCTGCTGGCCTTTCCGCACGCGGACGAATGGCTTCGTGGGACTCTTGCGGGCGTAGACCCGACGCTTCGGCTTGAAGTTCGTGCGATCCTGCGTGCCTCGCTCCAGCCAGTATTGGTGGAACGCCCGGTCAGGCCCGGCCCGCACCGAGCCGCCAGCCGCGCTCGCGGCGGCTCCCCGGCCCGCTCGGCGGTACCCAACGAGGCCGACCGCCACGCCGTCCTGCTTGTACGTCACGACCTTGCTCGACGCCGCCCGCTTGAGGTTGCCCGTGGGGCCGACCGGGGAAATCTCGCGGAGCCGCCGCACCATCGGCTGGATGGCCTTACGGATGACCGGGGCCAGCACCTGCGCGGCTTGCTTGTTGGGCAGGAAGTTCCTGATCCGATCCCGCAACTCGCGGAGTTCGTCCGTGTTGATGTCGATGCTGATTCCGCCGACGGCCATCAGAGAATCTCTTGGCAAATGAGTTCGTGGATGCTGCGGTTCTCGTGTTCCAGAATCGAGATGATCTCCAGCGTGCGGCCACGCCACGACAGCCGCATCTGCGCGGACAGGCCGGTCAGGTACCGCATCTTCACCTTGTGGGAAATCTCGACCTGCTGCTGCCCGGCTTGCAGGTACTCGCGAGCCGAGACGCCCTGCACGCTCGCCCACACCGTCGCGAACGTGGTGTCGTAGACCATGACAACCTCGTCCATGCGGCTCCGCGACTCGCGGCCTTGCAGCACCGTGATCCGCTCGCGGAGTTGCCCGGCGTCCATCAGTCCGTCCCCCACATGATGATCATGTAGGTGCCGGTTCCAGCCCCGGCCGTCAGCATCGGCACGGGCTCGCTGTCGGCCATCTGCGTCACGGCGATTTCGCCGTTCGACGAGATGAGTTTCCACGCGTCGTCGCCGCCGTCGTTGAGGGTACGCCGCGACGATCCCGACCACGCGAACGCCAGCCGCAGCGGAGAGTTCAGAGACACCAGTGATCCCGATGCGTTTCGGTAGTTGCCGAAGGTTATCGACACGCCAGCCGTCCCCGCCGACCCCGTGACAAAGACAACCTCGCCCGCCGTGTACGGCGTGGCGGAACGGAGCGACAGCACCTTCAACCGAGCCGCGTCGGCGCGGTCGTGAAACAAACAGTCCACGTTGATTCGGCCGTCGATGCTCATACGCCGTACAGGACGAGGGTGTACGAGGATTGCGTGCTGCTGGTAGCACGCACGCGAATCTCCTCTGCCACATATTGCAACTGCGTGACGCTCACGATGTCTCCACCGCTGTAAAACGACGAGAACACGTCCGGATATTCAAAGCTGGGTCCAATGCCGATAGCCTCCACATTGATGTCTTGTCCAAACGCAGCCAGGACCGACACAGAGGAGAACGTCACGAGCTCGCCGCTGGCGTCACGATACGGAACTCCGCTCTGCGGAAAGAAAGAAACGGGCGTCGAGTTGGACGCCGTCCCGCTCACAATTGCTACCTTGCCGGATGCGTACGCCTTGGAGCCCTGTAGCGTGACGACGCTGATGGCGGATCCGTCCTTCTCGTGAAACAGTGCGTCAACGGCGATGCGGCCTTCGATGCTCACGTGTATGACCCCCACGAAACGGTATCGAGCAGCCGCATCGCCGCCTCGGGCATCGCCGCGTTGCCACGCTTCTCGTAGAGTTCGTGAACGCACATCAGCATCGCGTTCTTGACCCGCTGCGGCACGCTGGCCGGGTCGCCGTAGCCCGCCCACCACGTGACCGTGACCGAGTTCTTGTCGATGAGATGGCTCGGCCACGAGCCCGCGTAGGTGTTGCGGAT